CTCCAAAGGTGGAGCCGAAGCCGGCCAAGCCTTCGGTCTTGCGTCGCGCCATTACCAAGGCGCGAGTGCAGCAAGACGCCCCGCGTGTAGTGTCGCGTGGGCTGCAACGCTGCGACGATCCGCGTGTGGTGTATCGTCGGAGTGTAAGCGGTGCGATTGTCTTGGACGTCGACGCCACGCTGTCGAACATCGGGCTAACAGCTGACCAGCTGGACGCGATGGACACCCGCCAAGGGACTGTCGAAAACTCTGTCAAGCGTAGCTTGTCCGCTCAACGCGGTGGGCTGGCGGGAAGGAGGGCAGCTTGATGAAAGGCTACCGTATCGACCCAAAGGCGAGACGCATCACCGAGGTAACGCTTGGCGACCACTACGAGGAGATCAACGAGTCGATAGGCTCGCGCCTCTTTTGCGTCGGCAGCTACCTCCCGAACGAGGACGCGGTATTTGTGGATGACGAAGGGCTTTATGCGGAGGAAAAACATTTCTTTCGCATCGACCCTCGCATTCTTAAATGCACCAACCCCTCCCCGCTTTGCGGCGTTGGGCTGGTGCTTGGCGCGGACGAGGAAGGCAACTCGGTTGATGCCAAGATTGATTTGGAGCAGCTGTTTGAGGCTGTCAGCTGGGGGCTTGGGGCTTGTGAGGCAGAGCCGACCCCATCGTTTGAGGTGTTCGGGTTTAACGACGCGAGCAAGTTCTGGGAAAAGTTAAAAGAGGAGGGACTATGAGCAGCGCAATCAACCGCAAGCGCACGGCCGAGGTAGCCCTCGGCACACAGCGGGCGCACAAGTTCAGCCGAGTGTCAGCTGCGTTCCTCGACCAAATGGAGGCCGAGCATATCGTCAACGTGCAGCGACGAGTAAGAGAGTTACCGAGTAAGGGAAAGACAATCAAATGAAGCAGAAAGCAAAGCGCAGAAAGCGCAAGCACACGACGGCGACGAAGGTGAAAACAACCAAAGGGGTGAACTGGAACACCAAGGGGCTAACGCGAAAGCGCGAACCTTGGCGCATTCAAAACGAGTCACTATCAATCAAAGCGAAAGCGGAAAGGAACAACATATGACAAAGCAAAAACAGATAGCAGAGTGGGCGGTGATGGTTGCGCTAATCGCAGCCATCCCGCTGATCGTTGTTGGCAAAGCTGTTGGCAATAGGCACGGGCTTGTTACCGCCAGCTGGTACGGTGAGAGGTATCGGGGCAAGCCGACCGCAAGCGGCGAGCTGTTTGATCCCGACAAGCTGACAGCTGCTCACCGCAAGCTGCCCTTCGGGACGCGGGTGCGGTGTACGTTGGGGCCGCGTTTCGTGATCGTCACGATTACAGATCGCGGGCCGTTCGTGAAGGGGCGCGAGATAGATTTGTCTCGGGCAGCGTTCAGCCAGCTGGCGCATACAGATGCGGGGCTGATTAAGATTAAGATGGAGGTGCTGCGATGAGCAAAAAATACCCAAAATATTGTTACGCAAAAGTAAACGACATCCCCCAACCCAACAGGGAGGGCAGATACAACCCGAAGTTAAACCCCGACTTGAGTGAACTCTCAAGCGGGGACGCTGAACGGTTAAGGACGGCCGCGCCTTGGTTACTGGGCGCGTGTTGCCGACTGATCGGGTTGCTTCAACACGCAACAAGCGACCACCACTTCATCAATACCGAATGCGGCAACCCAAGGATTCCTTGGACAAAGGGAGAGTGGCAACTGCTCAACTCACCCCACGCGCACGAGATTGGCGAAGTCGTTTGTGACGCGCTTGATCGCGCTACAAATGTCGAGTACGTCGAGGACTGCACCGACAACGATTCCCTTGCCCCTCAAAAGTTCTCCCAGTTTGGACTCAATGAGATTGCCGCAAGCGAATGGTTGGACACCGAGGAAGCTAAACGAGGAGATTGGTGGACGCTATGAAATACGATATGAGTGATATAAAAGTAAGCGAACACCACCTGCTGATAAAGGCTGACCCCCTTCGTTTAAAGATAATAGCCGAGGCAATAGGAGATTACCAAGGCAAGCACGAGGCGCTGTCAGATGATACAACATTGTGTGATTTCAGATTCAATATGGAGACAGAATACCAAAGGTGGTACTCCCTAGATGAAGATGACTATGATTACACAGAGGAACACAAGGAGGAGTTGGGAATTGTATGATGCTGCTTACAACCGAGGCAGCTATCAGCTGCTCGCAAAGCGTCCAGCTAGATTAGGCTGGTAATGGAAGATTGCCGAGGGGGCTGAACGATAAGAAGACGTAAGGCGGTTGCAACCGGCAAGTCGAGTAACCCCCCATCCTCGTTGAGAGTCGAGGCGGCATACAAAATAGGAGCTAGGGTAATATGTCACGCAAAGGTCAGCTGGGAAACCAGCTGGCCTTTTTTTGTTTGTCTTACAACCGGCACACATAACGTAGCAGTTGGTAACAATGCGTCAGCTGTTACAACTGGCAACCATAACGTAGCAGTTGGCTACGGTACGCTGGGGTGGCATTCCCAACACTTCTTGCTGATGATGGTGTGCCTTCGCATAAAAGTTTTCTGCGTGTGTGACGGCGGGTTCCCGTCGCCATCATCGCCGTAGTAGAACGCCTTCATTTGGTTCTTGTACACCCCACAGAGGGCTTCGTTGGCCCGCCGCTTGACGCCGGTGATGGCCGACAGATTGAGCGCAACCAGCACACCGATGATAGTGATGACCAGAAGCAGTTCGACTAGGGTGTAGCCTCGCTCGCGCACGCACCCCGAAACCTAACACTCGCCAGCTGTCTCGTCGTGATGATGCTCCAACAAATCCCACCTTTCGTGGAACGGCCAGTATTTGCCATTCACTTTCGTCTTCACCGTCACGACTCGTGACACAACTTCAACCGGCATCACGAGGTAGAGAATTGGCTCGGTGACGAAGACGAGAATGATGAAGTCGAAGTCAGATTGCGAGTAGGCCGTCTTCCCTTTGCTGCCCTTTGACGCACCCCAAACATACGCGCCTGTGTCGGCGCACAAGCGGCGGCTCGCCTTCACCTGTACCCGATGAACTTGACCGCCCTTCGCTGCGACCAGATCAAAGTGTGACGAGTTGCCGCCAACCATAGGGATGCAGACAGTCCAGCCTCGCTTGGTAAGTTGATGCGCGACCATCAGCTCGCCGAGCGCCCCTGTTGCAATCGCGCTACAGTCAGAGGCAGTTGTCACCGTAGTCGCCGTAAAGCGGGCCACGGTATTCGCCTCCCGTTGCTTCGGCCATCGTGATGGCCAGCTGTTCAGCTGCGTGTCGGGGGTGGAGGCCATACCCCGAGGCCAGCTCGTTTGAGTGCGATGAGTTTAGGTGAAGTACCCGCCACCGACCCTCGTCTTCCTGCACGATGTATGTGGCAAGCGCCTCATAACTTTCGGCAGACGCCTTCAGTTGTGATGATATGTGTGCCATCCAATTTAATGTAGGCCATCTCTTTTTCAACAGCACCTTTACCTAAACCGGCTGATGCGGTTGTCTTGTCGCTTCTTTTTTTACAAATTATTTCACCTTTGTCGTTAGTTATTTTCGTCTGAATTACCGTGCCGGAACCCATTAGGTAGGTCACGAGGTAGCTCGGGGCGCACAACATTTGGCTGATGACTTGCAACGCTTTGATCTTCGACTCGTCCACCATCAGCTCACCTTTATGTTGGTCAAGCAACCCCAACAACCCGAGGTTCCGGCACTTGATCTCGATGATGGCTGCCAGCTCTCCGCCTCGGTTGGTGTACAGCAGGCCGTCCGCTCGGGCATAGCTGTCAGCTGTATCTACCCACCCGCAGTCGGGCGAGTTACGGAGGATCAGCTTGACCACCTCTTGGGCGGCTGCGTCCATTTGTTTTCTTCGGTCTTGTGTTGTTGTTGTCATTTTCCTCAAGTAATCTCCACTTCTGCCTCGGTTTCCACCCAGCAATGCGCCCCGCAGGACAAGGGCTTGTGTGGCCTATAGATTACTTTTGATGGGCCGAGTATCTTGACTTCACTTGCGTAGTTGTTGTCCTTATATGACTTCACGGTTATCACCGGATCAGCCTTGCCCGACTTGCGGTTCCTCTTAATAATATGCTGGTTAATGTGGATGATTCTCTTCATAAAGTGAATGCGTTCGCCCATTTTTTTTGTTGAGCTAAATACTTTTCCTCCTCCTCCGTCTTCTTTTTTTTCATTCGAGAGGCTGCTTTTTCATATGGTGATTGATGTTGCCCGATGACTTGGTGACGGCCGTGCGAATGGCGGTGGGGTTCACACTCCAGTTGTGCGGCATTACATCCAGTAGCGCGTTACCGTGGATAAACCACACGCAGCTGAACACGTCGCGAGGTTCCATCCACTTTGGCAATGACCGTGATCGCTCCAACATCAGCACCCGCAACGCCTCCTTATCCACTTCGCCTTCAGCTGTAATCAGCCCAGCCCTGCGGGCGTCAATGTAGTCCATAGACGCCTGCACTATGATGGCGCTAACCAAGTCGTTCAGCGCCCTCTCGTCTGCTGTCTCCAGTCCTTTCACAAAAAAAATGCCAGCTGGTGTTCAACTACAAGCGAGGATCAAACCAATAAAACCCCACTCTGTCCGGCGACATCCACCGGCTCTATGCCCAGCTGGCTAAAAACTTTTAACCATCATCTTGCTGTTTTAATCCGCGCCTTCAGCTCCTTGTTTAGCTTGGGGTCGGACAGTCGGGTCGCCACCTCTGCCGTCTCCAGCTCGTTCTTTTTTGAGCGGTGATCGGCCAGCAACTTCTTCGCGTGGTTCCTCCACCATTCCCTAGCCTTCAACTCCTCTATCCGCAGCTTGTGCTGCTCGCTGTGTTTCTTATTCTTCGACGGCCAACTGTCGATGAAGTCATCCCAGTCGGGGATGTTCTTCATCTTCCAAAGCGGCACGACCTTCCCGCCGAACAGCGCGAGCGCCAGCTTCGCCACTTTGCTCAAGCCTCCAGCTGCTTCTTCCTTTCGTTCAACCACTTCTCGTGTTCGACTTTGTATGCGCTCTCAAAGCGCAGCTTGTTTCGGACAAACACCAAATCAACTTCAGCTTGTCGGCCAGCTCTGTTCTTTCCGATGGCCAGCTTCACCAACATATTGGGGCCGCTCTGCATATCTGGATCGTCAACATAGAGGAACAACACCACGTCACTATCCTGCTCGATGCTCCCGCTTTCGCGAAGATCGGCCAGCCGTGGCCGGTCAATGACCTGACGCCCCAGCTGGGCCAACCCAACCACGGGAACATTCAGCTCCATCGCCAACTGCTTCAGTCCTCGGGTGATGTTGCCGACTTGAACGTGGCGCTGCGCCTTCGTGTCGTGAGGCGAGGGTTGCACCAGCTGCATATAGTCGATGATGATGACCTTGATGCCGTGGTTGCGGACAAGACGGCGGGAGTGGCTGGCGATTTGGGCGACCGTGAGGTTGCCGTTGTCGTTAATGAACAGCGGTGCGGCGCGTAGCTTGGGTGCGTGGGTTGCGGCCTTCACCAATATCTTTTCGCGGGTCGCCTTGTCGGTGACGTTGCGGTTCACCACGTCGCCGATGAGGTTGGTGTCGGACAGCGAGCAGAGCATTCGGAGGTTCAGCTCATCGTCCGACATCTCGAACGAGAAGAACGCCACCGGCGTACCACTCATCACCAGATGTTCAGCGATGTTGCACGCCATCGCGCTTTTACCCACGGCTGGCCGAGCTGCCAGAGTTATCAGCTGGCCACCCCTCATCCCTCCGATCACCCTGTCCAGATCATTGATGCCT